TAAAGACGATGTATGGATCGGTAAGCTCTATAAGTTTATTGATATATGTGCCCTGAACATAGGCAAAGCAAAGGACAAGGGGTAGGAAGCATGGGTGGAAGAACTATATAAACTTGGAAAAATATCTAAACCTTTATATGAGAAGCATATTTTCTATCGTAAAGCATTTTGGATTTGTTTTATCTATGTCCTTTGGGACTTGTTTCACTCTTTTGGGTGGCTCTAATGTACGAATATAATTGTAAAGTAAAAAGAGTCGTTGATGGCGACACGGTTGATGTCATCATTGATCTCGGCTTTGATATTGCTTATGCCAGTCGTGTCCGTTTATACGGTATTGATACTCCAGAAAGTAGAACCAGAGATAAAGATGAAAAAGCGAGAGGGCTTATAAGCAAAGATTTTCTTAAATCTTGGCTAGATAAAGGCAGTGTTGTTATAAGAACAAGAAAAGACAAGAAAGGTAAATTTGGTCGCATTCTTGGAGAAATGATTGTTGATGATATTAATATTAATGAATTGATGATAGAAGAACATCATGCAGTAAAATATCATGGGCAAAGCAAAGATGATATTGAGGCAGAGCACCTTGTTAATCGTCAAAAGCTAATTGATAAAGGTATTTTTAATTCTACCCCTTATGAATGATGTATTTACCCTAATTGCAGAAGTTGGCGCTCCCATTGCAGGAGCATTGGTGGCAGGGGCATTTATTTTTATCATTATGAAACAAATTATGGGTGGCGTGATTAATCAAATCAATACCCTCAAAGGCTTTACTGAGAGCCTAATTACCAGAGTTAAAACCATAAACAACGACATGATTCGCCTTGATACTAGCGTCAGTGCGGCTCTTGAGCTTACGCCTGATCTTGACAGAATAGCTAGAACAGAAAATTTTGTAGAAGACGGGACGATAGACGCTAGGAGAGATTAGTGGACATTGTAGGGTTGATTGCCGATTTCGGCTTTCCAATTGTTGCAATGGTTGGTCTTGGTTATTTTGTTTATTTTGTTTGGGTTACGATTATAAGGGTTATAAACCCAACCATTAAAAATATGCACCTAACCCTTATTAAGCTAATAGACCAGATTAGAATGCTCGATAACGACATGATAAGATTACAACAAAAGGTTAATACTGTTTTACAGATGAAAGAAAATGAGAAGAAAAAGAAATGAAATGGCTGATTTATTATTCGATACTTTTTTTACTAGGTTTTACTGCGACAGCAACAGGGGATGAAATAGTACAGGGCTTCAAAAGTCCCAGTTTTAGTGGTATAGGCACTTCTTCTCACTATTTAACTATTGATGAACAGGAAAAAACACGCAGAGATGAAATAGCTGAAGACATAGAGAGTGCATTAAAGGATGCTGAAAGAGAAGCTGATAACACCACCCTTGCTAAGTTTTTAAGAAACCTTGAGTCTCGCGTGTACTCTCAGCTCTCAAGAGACATTGCTGAATCCTTGTTTGATTCGGAAAAAGGCGGTACGGGGGGCAGTATCGTGTTGGAAGGCAGCACTATAAAGTTTGTAAACGATGGTGCCAGCATAACACTTACAGTTATTGACGAAGACGGAACAATAACAGAGATTATTATTCCCGTAGGGATATTTGGGATATGTTCAGACGATTGTGGAATTTAAGCCTACTGGCATTATTGCCTTTTATCCTATCAGGGTGTGCTAGTTTTGCACCTGTGGGTCACTCAGGGTGTGCTGATATTCTTGAATGTGTCGAAGAACCAGAAGTTGTTAGACCTACACAAAAGAAATTAATAGAGCTAAGACCGCCTAATCAACAAGCAGTGGTCGCTGTTTATAAGTTTGCAGACCTAACAGGACAACGCAAAAGCTCACAAAAAATGGCATTATTTAGCACCGCAGTAACGCAAGGTGCAGATCATTATTTAATTGACTCACTTAGAAGCGCAGGTAATGGGTCTTGGTTTGTGGTTGTAGAGCGTAATAATTTAGACGCTCTAACCAGAGAGCGACAGCTTATAAAGCAAACCAGACAAACTTATGACGGAGAAGAAGGAAATACACTAAAGCCTTTGTTGTTTGCGGGCTTGATTATCGAGGGCGGAATTGTTCAATACGACACAAATATAGGAACAGGCGGAAATGGTGCTAGATATTTAGGAATTGGCTCTAGTAACCAGTGGCGCAAAGACGAAATCACAGTATCCTTGAGAGCGATTCTTGTTCAAACAGGAGAGGTTATGATAAATTGTATGATAAGCAAAACTGTCTTGAGTGCAGGAGTAAGTCGAGATGTATTTCGTTTTGTAGAAATGGGAACAGAATTAGTAGAGGTAGAAACAGGCTACACAGAAAACGAAGCCATAGGCTACGCAACTAGAGCTGCTATCGAAGAAGCCGTTTATACCTTGATTATGAAAGGTTTGGAACAACAAATGTGGGATTATAATTATGAACAGACTAATTAGATTAGCTTTAATCTTGTTTGCCCCCTTTGCTTTTGCAGGGGACAACGACATTTATATAACCCAATCAGGAACCGGGCTGACAATGAACATAGATCAGATTGGTGACACCAATAAAGTCGGTACGTCACAAGCTAGAGCAACCTTTACAGGTACGTCTATGACTGTGGACATCGATCAAATAGGTGATAGCAATACACTAGCGGCAACAGTAGCACAAGGTAACAGTACATCATTTACAGCAACACACACTGGAGACAGCAACACCACCACCCTAGCTTTAGGGGCAACAGGCGATGTAGCCAATACAGACTTTGATTATGCGGCAACAGGAGATTCTAATGTACTAACTGTTACACAGGGAGCAGCAGCCACCGCCACAGCAGGTAATCAAGACATAATAGTAGCGGGTACTTCCAATAATATTAACGCAACTTGTGAAGTAGTGGGATGCATAAACAATTGGAATGTGGATGGTGATTCAAACGATATTGATACCACGCAAACAGGTAATGCAGATCATTCTATAACCGCAGTAATTACAGGAAGTACCAATAATATAGACATAGATCAGACCAATAGCACTGGTTCGGTATCTGATGTGGTGGTTATAACATCGACTACGAGCAGTGGGACTATAGATATAGACCAATGCACAAGTGGCTGTTAATCGCTTTAATTTTTTCATTAAACTCTTATGCAGAGATAGGTGAAATATCGGAATTAAGAGGAAATGGAGAGGTTCTACGAAAAGATCAATCAGATAAACTGCTTGCCAAGACTGCTCTTGGTATTTTCAGCTATGATGATGTGCGTACTGGTAATGGTCGTATTGGCATTACATTTCTTGATTCTACTATCATTCGTCTCACTGAGCATAGCAAGATTATTATTGATGAATATATCTATGATCCTGACCCAAGCAAGAGCAAGATGGCGCTCAAGATGGCAAGCGGAACAGCCAGATTTATTACTGGTGCGCTTGGAAAAATAGATAAACAAAACATTAAGATAAGAACACCTAGCGCTACAGTAGCGGTTAGAGGAACAGATTTTACAACCACAGTTGATGAATTAGGCAGAAGTCTAGTTATATTGCTGCCTAGCCCTGATGGTAGTTCTTCAGGAGAAATTACAGTAGAAACAATGGCAGGCATTGAAGTATTGAACCAACCTTTTCAAGCCACAATGGTCAGTATGTCTGAAAGTCCGCCCACTAAACCAGTCACTCTGTCGAACATGACATTGGGTTTTATAGACAATCTTTTAATAATTACCCCGCCCGATGAGGTACAACAAGCGGTACAAGAACAATCACAAAGCTCAACAAACGTACTTGACGTTGATTTCTTAGAGGAAAACGATTTAGATGACGACAGTGATTTATCTAAAGACGAGCTACAAGAGGAGATCACCCGACTGGATATAGATTTATTGGCAGTAGACTTTTTACAAGACCTGCTAGAAATGATTGAAACAGTAGCCGCAGGCGGTAAAGATGACGGAGCCGCAGGAGAGCTAGACGGGGTAAAACTAGAAGGCATAGTACCCGGCTTTGACCCTAACGCTCAAGTCTATACTTTTGTAGAGGGAGAAATCTTTACCTTGTTCAGACAGGTAGAGAACACGATAGATTTGGAGCTGGATAAGTCCAGTGGTTATAACATTCAGATACTGTCAGCAGGAAGATTAATTAATGTTACAGTGAACGGAGGAGGCGAGAATGAGATCGTTATTAATCAGTCTGATTAGTTTATCTGCCCTCTGTGCCTATGCAGGAGACAATTCTACCGAGGTTAGAATAAAAGGAAGCTCCACGGTTATTTACATTGATCAAATAGGTTCGGGCAATGTAGCTAGAGTATGGTGTGGAATATCTGAAGGCACTTATACTACGCATAATTGCAGCAATGCAACCATAGACATAGATCAAGACGGCACTGGCAACACCGCTAGAGCCTATAGTCAGGTGGCTAACCACACTGGTAATGAGTATAAAATAGACCAAGACGGTAATGATAACTTTGGTTATATAGACGCTGATGACGATTCAAATGACATGGATGTAATACAAAACGGCAACGATAATGATGCCGAAATCTATATGCAGGGCGATGACAATGTTTATAAAATCACCCAGACAGGCGATGATAAAGAAGGCGAGATAAGAGCTTTTGGTGACGATTCAGAGTTTACCATAACTCAATCAGGGACAGGGGAACATTACGCTAAGATATATGCCAACACTTCTGCTGACAATAATGACGCAGAGATTACACAATCAGGGAGTGGCGACCATTACATGAGGCTTAACTTTTATACAGACGACTACAATGTGGATGCCACACAATCAGGAACAACCAATAAAAGCATTACAGCTACTTATAATTGTAGTACCAACTGTAATAAGACAGTCACAATAAACCAAAGTGATTAAACATTTAAAACTGCTAATACTCTTAGTTGTTTTAGTTTTTCCTTTTGTCCAGAACTGGACAGTTTTAGAAATACTAAAGCTCAAAACATTTGATGCTCTTGTTGAAGACAAAATACCTTCTGGTTATTTCTCTATACTTAATATCACTGAAAAGGATGTGGAGCGAGAAGGCGGCTACCCTTTTCCGAGAAAAAGACTGGCGGATATACAGAATGCTTTAATTGATAAAGGCGCTATAGGAGTAGGTTGGGTAATTGCATTCCCTCAAGAAGACAGGTTGGGAGGAGATGAAGTCTTTGCTGAAAGTCTGCAAAGGATTCCAAGCGTCTTAGCAACCTTTGAAAATGAGAACGGAGTGTATCCTGTAACCACAGGTACAGTAATCTTAGGTGAAGACAGAGGCGGATATAAAGCCACAGGGGTTATAGAGAACATAGATATTTTAAAGGACAGCGCCTATCAAGGGATAGCTGTAGCACCAACAGATGTAGACCAATTGGTTAGGCGGATGCCGTTATTAATGCGCACTCCTGATGGTTGGGTATCATCTTATGGTACGGAAGTTTTAAAAGTTTTAGCAGGTGCTGATACTTATTTAATTAAAACAAACGAGAACGGAATAGAAGAAGTAAGGGTCAGAGGAATACCCGCAGTGCCTACTGATTCTTTAGGAAGAAAATGGATAAGTTGGGTAAATACACCACAGTTTAGTTTGTCCGAAGTAAATAAAACAAACATGATTAAAGATCGTTTTGTGTTTGTAGGTGTTACAGCCGCAGGTGTTATGCCTCAGTTGGCAACACCAGCAGGATTACTAGAACCACATAAGATTCAAACAGCGCTATCTGAGTCTATTCTTATTCAAGACAGTCCTTATGTTCCAGATTATGCAAGAGCCGTAGAAGCGCTTACCTTTATAGTTTCAGTCTCTCTTGTTTGGTTTATATTGCATTTGTTTGGCATTACTTGGGGATTAGTCTTTGGATTAATGGTAATGATTTCTACAGCGTATGCTGAGATTTATCTTATAAAGTCTAGTGGAATCTTATTAGATTTTACATGGACTCTAATCTCTCAGTTTATCACTGCTACAGTTGCGTTTTATTTAAGGTTTAGGGAACAATATAAACTTAGACAACTAATTAAAAAACAATTTGAACACTATCTTGATCCTCGTCAAGTGAAAAGGCTACAAAATAATCCTGAGTTATTGAAACTAGGTGGCGAAAAGAAATACGCTACGTTTTTGTTCACAGACGTTAGAGGATTTACCTCTCTTTCGGAGTCTTTACCGCCAGAAGATGTCACCTACATCATGAATAAAGCACTGACCGCGCAACAGAAAGCCGTGCAAAAATTTGGAGGGATGGTGGATAAATATATTGGTGATGCAATGATGGCGATATTTAATGCTCCTTTAGACCAACTAGATCACGAAACAAAGGCAATTGATTGTGCTTTAGACATTATGAAGAACATGGAAGACTTGAATAAAGAGTTTAAAAAGAAAGGAATGCCCCCCGTTGCCATCGGTATAGGTATTAATTCAGGTAAAGCTGTCATAGGCAACATGGGTTCGGAAAGCAGGTTTGACTATACTGCTATTGGCGATCCTGTAAACACAGCAGCAAGATTAGAGTCTGCAACCAAAGAAGTAGGTGTTGATCTTCTTATAGGAGAAAGCACTGCTCAATTCACAAAATTTGAGTTAAACTTAATATCAACAATTAAAGTTAAAGGCAAGGCTGATGCCTTGGACGTATATACAGTATAGGTGAATTATGAGTGATGAGCATTATCCAACCGGCAGATTTGGTGGAGACATGGATCGCAATGAAGTCGAAATGGACCTTAGTAAGTTCATGGCGATGGTGCAAGAAATTGGTGCACTTAAAGACAAGATCAGGGACTTAGAAGATGTTAATAACAACAACCCTTATCAAAAGATTATCTTTGTGGCTCAAGCTGTTGATAGCTGGAGAATATTTCCTAGAGTGTTTTTATCGGTTTATATGTACTTGCTCTATTACACAACCTTTTGGTTTATGGATTTACCAGAGCCTAGTTTTGAACAATCGGGTTTAATATCTATTGTTGTTGGTGCAGGAGCAGCTTGGTTTGGATTGTATGCAGGAACATCAGGAAGCTCAAAGAGTTTTAAGGGTGAAAAAGAATAAACGGAGAATAATATGGCTATTGGTTTAAGTAATTGGTTTAAGAAAACTTTTCTTGGTTATGAAGAGAAAAGGGTTCGTTCCAGAGATGAAGATGGCAAATATGTGGGTGATGATAAATCAACGCCTAATATTAATGAAGCCTACACAACAGTAAACGTCAAAATAAAAAAAGATAAATGAAGCTGGCTATAGCTCTAGGGGTAGCTTTCTTTGTATCAGCGTCTATTAATGCGATTATGTTCGCTAAATTAGATAAGGCAAAGATTGAGCTACAAACCGCTATTAATAATCAGGCGGTGCTTGAAAGAACTGTTCAAGAGCAAAACGAACAGATTGTAAAAGCCCTTGAATCGGCTAAAAAGACTCAAGCTCAGATTCAAAACCTGAACACTCAATACTCTGCAAGCCAAGCGCAAGTAACGAACCTAAGAAACAAGTTTGCTAAACACAATCTTGAAGGCATGGCACTAGCTAAACCCACCTTATTGCAAGGCAAAGTTAATAAAGCCACAGCCAGAGTAATGGTCAACCTAACTACAATCACTAATCCAGACCAATTTGATGAAAAAGTTGCTGATAATTCCACTACTACTAATTAACGGTTGCTCTTCGTTCTCTTTGTTCGGGGACAGAGCCAACCAAGAACCACAAGTTAAGCCTGTGGAAGTGGTCAGTGTGGCAAAAAGAGCGCCTATTTATCATCCGCCACTGCCAGAACCCATTGAATCGGCTGCAATTGAGTGGAGAATACTCTCTCCTGATGTAATGCAAGCGTATTTAACCGCAATTGAGGCTGGAGAAGAACCAAGAGTCGCGTATTATGGGCTAACTTCTCAAGGTTATGAGAATTTATCTATGACAATGGGCGAAATTACCCGATATATAGAACAAATATTACACATTGTTGGTTATTACAAAGATGTTGACGAAGAAGAAGAGAAATAAATGCCATTATTAAAATATCAATTTAAACCCGGAATAGACAAAGAGGGGACATCATACACCGATGAATTTGGTTGGTATAATTCTGATAAAATTCGTTTTCGTTCTGGACACCCAGAAAAAATAGGTGGCTGGGCTAAATATTCAAGCTCCACATTTCTGGGAACAGCACGATCCTTATATAATTATGCTTCATCCAGTGGAACTAATTATATAGGTGTAGGAACCCATCTTAAATTTTATATTGCTGATGGAACCAGTTATAACGATATAACACCAATTAGAGCCACCACATCTGCTGGTGATGTAACTTTTTCAGCGTCTGATGGGGATGCAACGCTTACTGTGGCTGATACGAGCCATGGAGCAGTTCAAAATGACTTTGTTACTTTTAGCGGTGCCGCTACTCTGGGCGGTTTAATTACTGCTGATGTTCTTAATCAGGAATATCAAATTGCTACTATTGTTAATGCTAATAGTTACACCATTGAAGCTAAAGACACTGACGGTGATACAGTTACAGCTAATAGTAGTGATAGCGGTAATGGTGGAAGCAGCGTTGTTGGTGCTTATCAAATTAATGTCGGACTAGATGATTATGTTTCTAGCACAGGTTGGGGCGCAAGCCCGTGGAGTGATGGCACTTGGGGAACTGTAACTGCTCTGTCTGATACTAACCAATTAAGACTGTGGACGCACGATAACTTTGGCGAAGACTTATTAATAGGACCTAGATACGGAGGTATTTATTATTGGGACTCTTCTTCTGGAACAAGTACCAGAGCCGTTGCTTTGTCGGCTCTTTCAGGAGCTAATTTGACTCCAACAAAAGCGCTGCAAGTCATGGTCTCAGAAAAAGATAGACATGTTATCTGCCTGGGAGCAGATCCTTTAAATGCAGGAGGAACAGCTAGAACAGGGTCGATAGATCCTTTATTTGTTTGCTGGAGTGACCAGGAGAACGCGGCTGAGTGGGAGCCAAAATCAAGTAACACATCGGGTTCTTTAACACTTTCATCTGGCTCAGAAATAGTCGGTGGTCTTTCTTCAAGAGAAGAAACTTTAATTTGGACAGACAGCTCTTTATACAGTATGCAGTTTGTCGGCCCTCCATATACGTTTGGCGTTAATTTGGTTAATCAAGGTGTTGGATTAGTTGGTCCTAAAGCAGCTGTTAATACGCCTTTGGGTGTGTTTTGGATGGACCAAAAAGGGTTTTATTCCTATGACGGAAGTGTCTCGGCTGTGCCTTGCTCTGTGCATTATTATGTTTTCAGTAATTTTAATGTAGGCCAAGCGTATAAAGTCTTTGGTTTTCTTAACAAACAGTTTAATGAAGTGGGATGGTTTTATCCTTCGGAAGACACTACGGAAATTGATCGTTATGTCGTCTACAACTATCAAGAACAAACCTGGAGTATTGGTCAATTAACCCGGTACGCTTGGATAGATCAAGATATTACTTCTTATCCAAGGGCAACTTATAATAGTTATTTGTACAAGCATGAAACAGGAAATGACGATGACGGATCGCCCATGGACAATGTGTATATTGAATCAAGTGATTTTGATATAGACGAAGGTGAGTTTATATCATTCGTAAGAAATGTCATACCGGATGTTAAATTTACAGGGGACGGTGGTAGCGACCAAACAATTAACTTTGTAATGAAGTCAAGAAACTTTCCAGGAGAAAGCCTGTCTACTGATACCACGCAAACAGTGACCAGCACCACCACTAAATTGAACACAAGAATAAGAGCAAGACAAGCTGTTCTTAGAATAGAATCCGATGATGACGGTTCTGCGGGAACAAGAACAGGTGTTGGTTGGCGATTGGGAGATACGCGGTTAGATATTAGGCCTGATGGCAGAAGATAGTGGCTAAATTATTAGAAACTAGACTGCCGACAGCCATTGGTTCTGTTGAGCCTGAACTTTACAACAGAATGGTCCGAGTTTTAGAGATAAATCTTGGAAGATTTGACCCAACAGCAACCCCACAATATAATGATAGCACCCTAAACAAGAACCAGTACGCTGCTGGGGATGTTATTTGGAATACGTCTAAAGGCGTTTTACAAGTTTACACCGGCAATAAATGGCAGGACCTATCAACTAGAACCGAGGTAGGACTGGAAGCTACCGGTGCTGTTGGAACTTTAACCGTGTCGACAAACGGCGCAACAACTATTTCTTTATAATGCCTATACAAGAAGTCAATGGAGGATACAGATGGGGTAAATCTGGAAAGGTTTATCCGACCAAAGCTCAAGCTGCTAAACAAGCGAGAGCTGCGTATGCTTCTGGGTACAAGGGGTATCAGTCTGGAGGCGGTGTTACTCAAGACACTTTTGCTAAAGACTTTGCCAAATCCATGCTTAAAGCTCGTATTATGTCTGATCCCAGGCTTAGACAAAAAGTTATGATGGCTAAAATGTTCAAGGACCAAGGACTTACGGGACTTGGTAAAGGCTTAGGACAACGAGCAGGTATACAATCTTTGTTTAAAAAAGTTGGTCCGTGGGGAATGTTATTACAAAACCAAGGAGGGCCTTTGGGTTTAGGTATTATGAACTCAGGCGCCCCAATGAGTTCAAAAATTATGCGAGGACTATTCGATCCCAGAGTGGCAGGTAGAATGAAATTCGCTAAATTCTTTCCACAAATAGCCGGTCTTGGCTGGCTGATGAATAAAGTACAGCCTAGAATAGCCGGAGAAAAAGGTGCTTTGGGACAAGGGCTTGGTCCACAGTTTGCAAATTTAGCCTCTAAGATGTTTGGAACAAGAACACACGATGAAGCAATGAAAGAGTTTGGTCCTGGAATAATGGGCGGAACACTAGGGCCAAGAATAAGAAATCTTTTTGGTGGAGGAAGAGATAAAGAAGAAGGCACAGGAATAATGGGTGGAACACTAGGACCGAAATTAAGAGAGCTCTTTGCCCGGAAGAAAGACGAAGAAGACACTAAAAAAGAAGCGGCTCCCTTGTTACCCTCTGGTCCTGGTGATAGACGGGATTTTTATGATCCTTTTGCTGCCTCTCAGTCTGAGGCGCCTCCTCTTCTAAGTGGTTTAGCAGGGATTGATCTTCCTGGTGCGTCTTTGCGAGGACGTTTTCTTCCAAGTGTTCATCAGTTAATGGCCGCTGAAGGAACGTCCCCAGGCTCTTTTTTTGGAGATGAGAATTATGACACTTCGGGATAACAAATACAGTCTTGATCTTTTGCTGCAAAAAATAAAAGCAGATAAAAAACGATTAAAAGACAAAGCACAGTTTATTTGGTTAATTGGTAGCCAAGCGAAAGGCACAGCAAAAAAAGAGAGCGACACTGATTTGCTGATTGTTCAATATAAGGATAATATGGAAGATTGGAAGCAGGAACTGCGTTATTTCGCTAGTTTTCTACCCGGTATTACTTTACAGACGCAACAGTTTTTAAGTGATCAGTGGGAAAAAAACAAAAAAGACAACTCTGCTTTCTATCAAGGGGTCGTAAATAAAGAAGATCACATCGAGATCCTAGCGGAAGAAATAAACATTAACAAAAATTCATGTTAGAATAAAATGGAAATAGCTATACACAATAACGGAGACAGACATGGGCTGGTTAGACAACTTTAGCGACCTTTTTTTTGGAGACGTAGAGGCAGCGGAGGATGATTCGTATTCTATCCCAGAAGACGACCCCTTTTACATTGACTTTGATACCCCTGATATGATTGGCGACGGCAGCGTCTATCAGGGAGACGATATGGGCTTTGATATAAACGACTATATTGATCTTTCTACAGGGATAGCGACTGATGATCCTTTTCACATAGATTTTTCTAATATCCCTGATATGCTTGGCGACGGCAGCGTCTACGAGGGAGACGATATGGACTTTAGCATTTTTGATCTTTTAGATATCCCTGATAAGATTGGCGACGGCAGCGTTTACGATTACGATGATCCAAGCGAATTGGATTGGGACTCCGACAATCCCTTGGGATTGCCGGAAACAGGTCCCCTTGGCGGCGGCTGGTGGCCAGCAATCCGTAATACTCTTATAGGCTCAGGAGGCGGTCCTTTGGGCGGAAATATTTTAGGGGGCGGCGAAGGCGGTGCTGGAATACTTGGTGCTATATTAGGCCTTGGTGGACAAGGCGGCGGTGGAATATTTGGCGGCGGAGGCGAAGGTGGCGGAGGCGGCGGAGGCGGTCTCGGCAGTCTAATGGGTGGCAATCCGTTACTATCTTTCCTGGCCATGAAATCTTTGCTGAAAGACGAACCTAGTGCAGAAGGAACTGTTCCTATTGGCGGAGAAGCTTATGGAGGACCAGCCTTTAACTACCAAGACTATCAACCTACTAATTTAACTCCTGCATTAATGCCAGGAGTAGGGTATGCAAATATGGGGCCTCCCTCTCCACCTCCTCCCCCAGAAGTTCCAGGGATGATGTACGGTGGGAGCACAGATCCAGCAAAAACCACTAGTTTTTCACAACGAATAGGCGGCACGGTGGCCGAAGCAATAGACAACATTGCGATTTCCCCTTATTTATCTCAAGTCGGGTTTTTTGAAAACCCTTCTTTTGAAAAATATACGGAAGGAGCAAGACTGTATAATCAAAATGCTAAATATGGTATTGATTCAGCGGCCCCTTTAGCTTCAGATTCTTTCGGCGCACTACGAGACGGCTATCAAGAAATGATGCGAAGCTTTAAACAAAGGCGGGGTTCGGGACAAAGGCGGGGTTCGGTTCCAGGAATGATGCACGGTGGTGATGTACGACCAGGGGATATTACTTTTGCTAAACTAGAGCCAGGGGAATTTGTTATTCAAAAACCTGCGGTGGACGCTGTTGGCATTGAAACACTAGAACAAATTAACAACATGGGTAACGGAGGCGCTTATTATGGCTAGTTACGCCGATCCATCAACAGTTGCTCAATATGACGAGCCTTATGCAGGAGCAATGCGTCGTGGGTATTTAGAATCCGCAGCGGCTATGGCGAAACAGCCTACGCCGATTCCGGTCAGACAATATGCAGGGCTTGATCCTTATGAAATGCAGGCAAGGTCTCTTGCTGGGGGTCTTGGAGGCTTTACGCCTTATATACAACAAGGCGGTAATATGATGCAAGGCGGTTATGGCGCTCAACAACAAGGCGTTGGTGCATTGCCTATGGCCCAACAATTTTATGGACAAGGTGCGGGTCTTGTAGGACAAGGTACGGGTATGTATGGACAAGCAGCAGGGATGACAGGTCGAGCCGCTGATATGTTTGCACCAGGAGCGGCACAACAGTTTTATAACCCCTATGAAGATCAAGTGGTTCAATCAACCATAGACCAAATGAACCAACAAAACGCCCAACAAGGGCAGTCTGACAGAGCCCGTGCAGTTTCGTCTGGCGCTTTTGGCGGTTCTCGTGGAAGATTAATGGAACAAGAAAGAGAAAAAGCCTTCGGCCGTGGAATGACTCAAGCGGTTGGTGGTTTAAGACAACAAGGATATCAACAAGCACAACAAGCAGCACAACAAGCGGGTCAAGGACTAGGTACATTGGGATCCAATATTGGACAATTTGGTCAAGGACTTGGAGCGCTTGGCGGGCAACTTGGAAACTTCGGACAAGGCATTACCAGTATGGCTGGACAATATGGCAACCTTGGACAAGGCATGGGTCAAATGGGAACTAACATGGCCAATCTAGGAATGACCGGACAACGAGGACTAGCAAATCAAATAAACGCTTTTGACAAATTTGGACAAGCAGGACGTGGCATACAAAATCAAATGTATGGCTCTCAATACGACGCTGCAAACAGAATGGCACAAGAACCTATGAACCGAATGACCAATTGGAAAAGTTTGATGAGTGGTATGCTGCCACGAGGGTCCAGCACTACTTTTGGCACTCAAGCTGGCGGTGGTGTGTTTGATCTAATGCGAATGTTTGGAATGATGGGCTGATGGACTGGAAGAAAAGAAACATGTTTTCTTCCGCCGTTGATATGCAAAGAGGCGGAGCTGTACCGTGGCCTGGTTATCTCTATGGCGGCTTGACCGGCGATCCAATAATGCCGACACAGTTGTTTGAAGAAGGCGATCAAGACATCAACATGGCTCTTAATAACTTGGCGAGCACGACCAACCCTTCCCTAGAGCAGATTAAAGACACAGAAATGCCCATGGTCCAAGATGAAATGGCGATGGACCAAGGACCTACGAGCTTTGAAGATGCCTTGGGGATGCTTAAACAAGAGTTCTACGACCAAATAGGAAGCTTTGTTACTAAAACCAAAGACATGGCACAAATAGAAAAGTATCTAAAAGGCATAAGTGTCGCTTATTCAAACGCGCTTGATAAACTTAAAAGAGAGTTTGACATTACCGAAGTACACCCAGACGAAGAGCTTTTAACCCCTGATTTTGTTGCTGAAATTCAAAACATGGTAACTGCCCCTGAAATGCAGTTAGGCGGGCTAGTTAAAACCAAAGCCGATCTTGAAAAATACGGTATTCCTTTTCCTTGGGAAGCCTGGGAACTTATGTCCTCCGAAGAAAAAGACAATGCTATGAAAATGAGTTTGGCTGCACGGGCAGGTGGCACAGCTGCTGACGCAGGAGTAGACAACACTGCCATGATGACAAGAGTCAATGAAATCATTAATGAGCGAAAAAAACTGGCAAAGCAAGCTTATGCTCCCCCAACTAAGCAGGGAGGAATTTTAGGTTTTGCTACACAATACAACGCCAGCAAAGCCGCACAAGCCGGAGCCATGGACAAAGCTCTGTCTGACGAGCTTGATGTAATTCAATACGGACAAAACAGATACGGCACCAGAGGCACAGGGAAAGATTCCAAATGGACAGCGGCACTGCAAGAGGGCATTTTTGACCAAGAAGATGCTATCCTTGATCCAGAAAAAATATACAAACAAGCCGTAGACGCCGCAGGAAAAGGAATGGCTTCGGACCCATCTACTTATGTTCCTGTTCATTTAGCCCAAGGCGGTCATCAAGGCCTTGTTGAAGAGGTTGATGCTAGCCTTGCTACGGTAAAAAACTTAGACGGACGTCCTATTAACTTTTCTGATTTTGTTAGTATGAAGAGAATGGAGGCAATAAACGCTGGTCAAGAATGGGATCCTTTGTCTAATTCCCGTATTATTGTTGCGGAATTTCTTAATTTGCCGAATGATGAAGGGTAATAAACCATGCCTTACACTGAAGAGCAACTAAGGCGAATAGAGGAATACGAAGCCAAACAAGCGCTGCAACAAGTTATCCCCGAAGAAGAAACTGACTCTGATGAAGAAAAAGGGTTTGGAGAGATTTTCTCAAAAAGCTGGTTAAAAGGTCGTACAGGAAGACAAATTTCATTTGGTCAAACAGCCTTGTACAGAGCTGAAGCACGCGGAGACGAAGAGGCAGTCGCTGAAAAAGAAAAAACCATTGAAGAAAAAAGAGCTATCGCGGAAGAAGAGATTTATAGGGCTAGGTACGGCGAAGAAGGTGTTGAGCAGTTTAAAAACCTAACAGACCCTAAATGGTGGGCAGCAACCATAGGTGAAGCTGTTCCAGGGTCGGTTCCTTTTCTAGCAGGAGCTGCGGCAGGGGGAACTGCTGGAATGTATTTTGGTCCTTATGGCGCGATTGTTGGTGCCATGTTAGGCGGTGGTGGGGCTGTTTTTGCTCAAGAGTTTGGTAATGCTTACTACGAATATTTAGAAAAAACCCCGGACGATAAAGAAGGGGCAGAAAACTACGCGCTTAAAAAATCAGGTCTCAGCGGCATTATCAACGCTGCAACCGTTCCTTTGGCCTTGGTCGGAAGAGCAGTAGAGCCTTTAAAAAGATCCATTATTCAAGCCATGCTTCAAGCCGGAGCAGAAACAGGTGACACTGTTACAGGAAACCTTTTGGTTAAAGAATACATTGATCCCAACATGGACCCTACGACGGGAGTAGCTAGAGGAATTGCTGGAGAACTTGCTTTTGAGGCTCCTGCCTTAGCTTCAGGTGTTCGAGGACGACACAGCAGAGCTACGAGCAAACAAGAAAGGGAAGAAGCCAGAAAAAA